GCCAATTAGCAACTAAACTTGGTATTGAAAAATTAATTACAGCAGAAAAAATAAAACAATCTTCAGTTGGTGCTGTTTCTACTGGTTCAAGTTTAATGGGTTTAGGTTCATTAAAAGGTTTCTTTGGTATGGCTAAAGGTGGTGCTGTATCTAAAGGACAACCATATGTAGTTGGAGAACAAGGTGCTGAATTATTTATCCCAAACCAAACAGGACAAATCACTCAAAATGCTAGAGGAACAAGTAATAGTGGTGCAACTACAGTTAATTTCAATATCAATACATTAGACGCATCTGGCTTTGAAGATTTATTAGTTAGATCAAGAGGAACTATAACTTCTATTATTAACAATGCAGTTAATGAAAGAGGAGAGGGAAGTATAATCTAATGGCTGGTTCATTTCCAATATCTACTGCTCAATTCACAAGTTTAGGAATTAAATCAATTCAAAATACTATTATCTCAAAATCTGTATCTGGTAAGAAACTTGCTAGACAAATAGATGGCCAAAGATGGGCTTTTACAATTAAAATTATTACTGCTAAACGATCTGATGTTTATGGAGATTTAATGGCATTTATTGTTAAACAAAGATCAGGTAAAGAAAACTTTACAATAGCACCACCAGAAATAACAGATGCTAGAGGTACAGCTAGTGGAACTCCTAATGGCACAGCATCTGCTGGAGCTACATCAATTACTTTAGCTGGTACAGGTACAGGCACATTAAAAGCTGGAGATTTTATAAAGTTTGCTTCACATGATAAAGTTTATATGGTCGTTGCAGATCAATCAGATATTTCAACAGGCTCACTTACTATTGAGCCACCATTAACAACAGCTATTACTAATTCAGATATAACTTACGATAATGTTCCATTTACAGTACATTTAACTAACGATATTCAAGAATTTGGTGCAGTTGGTAATGACAAAGATGGAAATTTATTGTATCAGTTTGAGTTAGATGTTGAAGAAACTCTTTAATGAAAAAATATAAGATAGTACATAGAATAAGTGCAGATTTTATAGCAGAAGCTATTGTTAATGAAGATGAAATAGATACTTCAATTAACGATCTTAAAGAGTATAAGAAACCTAATAGCAAATTTGAATATACTATGTTAAAAGGTACAGAAAGTGTAACTCAAACTAATTACGAAGAATATGACGAGAAGCCTAACAACAGCGATAAAGAACACATTAGCGACAAATGATATTAGACCAGTACATCTTATCACTATTGGGTTCAGTACTCCTGTTAATATTACTGATTGTTCCTTTTCGCTAACATCTGATGTTTCAGGCTCATCAGTTACTTACAATTCATCAGATTTCATTATGGGTTTATCAGAGTTTTCTGAACAAACTGATATATCAAAAACAAGTGTTAAATTAACTTTATCTGGTGCTGACCAAACATTTATATCAACTGTATTAAATGAAAATGTAACTAATGATGAAGTTACTATTTACAGAGGATTATTAGATAGTTCTAATGCACTTATTGCTGACCCTATTATTTTATATAAAGGTAATATTGAAAACTTTTCAGTTCAAGAATCTGATACTAATAGTGCAGTAGTATTATCTATAGTATCTCAATGGGCTGACTTTGATAAAAGAAATGGTCGTAAAACAAATAATACATCACAGCAAAGATTCTTTAGTACAGATGTTGGAATGGATTTCTCATCTGAAACTATTAGAGATATTAAATGGGGTAAAGCATAATGCAAAGTATCGTTAATTTTTATAAACAATTTAATAAATACAAGAATCATAATGTTATTGAATTATCACATCATGTAGAGCCATCAATACAAGCTAATCAATATAAAGTATTTAGAGATGATAAGGGTATCTTTGGATTTGTAAATTGGGCTTTTTTAAATGAAGAAAACGAACAACATTATAAATCAAATGCAAAGATAAATAAAGATCAATGGCAAAGTGGAGATAGATTGTGGTTACATGATATTCTTATTTTAAGAAATGCAAGAATAGTTATGTCATGGGTTTATAATTATTTCAAAAACTTTCTAAAAACTAATCAATGTATTAATTGGTTAAGATTAGATGATAACAATAATATTTACAGAATATCTAGTAAATACAAAAGGGAGTTTCATAAGTAATGGGTGGTGCAGTAGAATCAGCAGTATCGGTAGTAACAAAGATAGCACCAAAAGCTATTAAGTTATTTGGTGGTAATCCATTAATTAGTTTAGGTGCAACATTATTTTTATCTTGGGCATTAAGACCTAAAACACCTGACATACCTGATTTTGCAACTAATTCATTTGATGATTTTGAAAAAGGATTATTAGTTAATAAACAATCTAATGATAGTAATATTCCTGTAATTTATGGAGAAAGATTAGTTGGTGGAACTAGAGTATTTGTAGAATCTTCAGGAACAGATAATCAATATTTATATATCGCTTTAGTATTATCAGAGGGAGAAATAAACTCTATTGAAGAAATATTAATTGATGAAAAGCCAGTAACTTTTGCTAGTAGTTTTACAGATGGTAATGCAGTTGAAGTAGATAGTTCAGATTCTAATTATTACAAAGATGGAGAAAGTTTAATTAGAGTAGAGCCTCATTTTGGAACAGATGGTCAATCAGCATCAACATTATTATCAACATTATCTAGTTGGGGAAGTAATCATAAATTAAGTGGTTTATGTTATCTAGCATTAAGATTTAAGTTTAATCAAGATGCTTTTGGTGGACTTCCTAAAATACAAGCTAGAATAAAAGGTAAAAAAGTTAAAACTTACAATGCAAGTTTAGTAGAACAATCTGCAAGTTATTCAACTAATCCAGCTTGGTGTATTTTAGATTATTTAACAGATACAAGATATGGAAAAGGATTAGCAACTTCTGAAATAGATTTACAAAGTTTTTATGATGCTTCATTAGTTTGTGAAACCCAAGTAGAGCAATATTCAGGTGGAAGTAATATTAATATATTTGATTGTAATACAGCAGTAGATACATCAAGAACTATTATAGATAATTTAAGAGAAATGATTAAAGGCTGTAGAGGTTATATTCCATTCTCACAAGGTAAATACAGTTTAATTATTGAAACAACAGGAACAGCAACAGTATCATTAACTGAAGATGATATTATAGGTGGTTATACTTTAGCAATCCCACAAAAAAACGAAAGATACAATAGAGTTATTTGTTCATTTATAAATCCTGATAGAAACTATCAAGTTGATGAAGTGCAGTTTCCACCAATAGATGATTCGGGATTACCAAGTGCAGATCAACACGCAACAATGAAAACTGCTGATGGTGGGTTTTTATTAGAGGGTAGATTTCAATTTCCAACAATCACAAGTCAGTATCAAGCTGAAGAAATGGCAGAAGTTATTTTAAGAAGATCAAGAGAGGCTTTAGGATTATCTTTAAATGTAGCTTTCAAAGGTTATGAATTAAATATTGGAGATATAGTTAATATTACACATTCATCATTAGGATTTTCTGCAAAACCATTTAGAGTTTTAGGAATTACTTTTAATAATGATTATACTGTAGGATTAAGTTTAGTTGAACACCAAGATAGTCATTATACTTGGGCAACAAAAACACAAGCAACAACAATTCCAACTACAACACTTCCTAATCCATTTACTGTTCAGCCACCAGCAAGTGTTACTTTAGATGATCAATTAATTGAATATAATGATGGTACAGTTATTGTTGCATTAAATATAACTATTGGTGCATCTACTGATAGCTTTGTTGATTATTACCAAGTTGAATACAAAAAAAGCACAGATTCAGATTATATTATTTATGCACAAGGTTCAGGATTAACTCACAGAGTTTTAAATGTAATTGACCAAGAAATTTATGATGTAAGAGTAAAAGCTGTAAATACTCTCGGTGTATCTTCTAGTTATGTATCTGCATCAAGAACAATTATAGGTGCTATTGAACCACCAGCTGATGTAGAAGATTTTTCTTGTAATATTGTTGGACAAGAAGCACATTTATCATGGACACAAATACCTGATTTAGATTTAGCATATTATCAATTAAGATTTAGTGAAGAAACTGATGGTACTGCTGATTGGCAAAACTCAGTTGCATTAGTAGAAAAAATATCTCGACCAGGTACAAGTATTACAGTACCAGCTAGACAAGGTACTTATCTTATTAAAGCAGTAGATAAATTAGGAAACTTTAGTTCTAATGCTACAGCTATTATTTCAAATGTAACAAGTGTTCAAAATTTTAATTCTATTGCAACACAATCTGAACACCCTGATTTTAATGGAACTTTAAATAATGTTGTAATTGCTGATAGTACAATTAGATTAGATTCATCAGAATTATTTGATAGTGCTACAGGTTTATTTGATGATGAAACAACTAGATTTTTTGATTCTGGTGTTCAAAATGCTGACTTCTATGCAAGTGGTAATTATTTATTTGCAGATGTAATTGATATTGGTGCAGTTCATACTGCTAGAATTACAGCAACATTAAGTCAAACATCAGATAACCCTGATGATTTATTTGATGCTAGAAGTGGATTATTTGATTCTGCATCATCTAACTTTGATGGAGATACACCAGCTAATGCTAATGCTCATATCGAGATTGCTACTTCTAATGATAATGTAACATATACAGATTTTAGAAATTTTATTATAGGTTCTTATACTTTTCGTTATGCTAAATTTAGAGTAGTTTTAATATCAAGAGATTTAGCATCTACTCCAGTTGTTAATGAAGTTACAGTTTCTATAGATATGGAAGATAGAATATTTAGTGGAAATGATATAACTTCTGGTGCTGGAACTTACACAGTTACATTTACAAACCCATATAAATCTGTTAATTATGCTACAGGTATTACAATGGAAAATGGAAATACTGGCGACTATTTTACTGTTTCAAATAAAACAATTAATGGATTTGATGTTTCATTTTTTAACAGTTCAGATATAGCAGTTTCAAGAACTTTTGATTATATTGCAAAAGGCTTTTAAAAGGAGTATAAGAACAACATGGCACAACACGATTACGATATAGCGAACCAATCATTTCCATCATTTAGAAGCGATCTTAATGGAGTTTTAGAAGCAATAAATACATCAAATTCTGGTACATCAAGACCTACTTCAGCAGTTGCTGGAACTGTTTGGTTAGACACAACAAATGCTACTAATCCAACTTTAAAATTTTATGATGGAACAGATGATATATCTTTAGCACAATTTGATTATTCAGCTAATACTGTGAACTGGTTAGATTCAACAGTAGCAACAGATTTAGTAAATGACACCACTCCACAACTAGGTGGAGATTTAGATGTTAATGGTAATTCAATAGTATCAGTATCAAATGGTAATATTACTTTTACACCTGATGGAACAGGTAAAGTAATTATAGATGGTTTATCTTATCCAACAGCAGATGGTACAACAGATCAAGTTTTAAAAACTGATGGTGCTGGAAATTTATCTTTTGGCGAAGTATCTGGTGGAGAACAATGGCAAACAGTTAAAACATCAAATTTTACAGCAGTTGCTGGAGAGGGATATTTTATTAATACAACATCAGCAACAATTACAATGACTTTACCTGCATCTCCATCTTTAGGAGATTTCGTAACATTTGTTGATTACGCAGGAACATTTGATACAAATAATTTAACAATCGGTAGAAATTCACAACCTATTCAAGGTTCAGCAACAGATTTAACAGTTTCAGTTGAAAGGGCATCTAACACTTTAGTTTATGTAGATGGAACACAAGGTTGGTTATTAAAGACTAAATAAAGGAGATTATTATGGCACATAAAAATTATCAATATTGCGTAGCTGAAAACTGGGGTAAAGGATTTATTGAACATTCTGAATCTCAAAAAATAACTTTCAGAGGTTATCCAGCAAATGTTT